GAAGTGCGGAATGGATCAAGATGTATTTAGGCGCACGGCGCGACAAACATCCTGCATTATTCCTTTCCGGCCGAGATCGTATGCTTCCTTTGACTTCACGAAACTACATCAGAGCGAAGACGAAAAATCTCGGTATCAAGAAAAAGATCGGCCACTATGTTTTTAGAAAAACATGCGGTACATATCTCTTACAAAACCAAGTTGACATCAAAAGCGTGCAAACATTACTAAGGCACAAAAGCGAACGCACCACGCTTAGGTATTATATTGGTATTGATAAGGAGAAATGCAAAGTGATGCACCAAGCAGTGATGGCGGGCATATAGCAGAGAATATGTCCACAGGCTATCCACTTTGCGTTATGTACTCCGTCCCTAAATGGGGTATACTTAATTTTGTAATCTCTGTGTGATCTAGCATTTTCATAAAACAGCTCGTAGGATGCCACAGTGGAGTAAGAGATAACTTACCGCCACAGTGGTC